ACACAGTATATTAGCTCATGAGACTCCATTAAACATTTCTCAAGCTGTGTTTGGTATTAAGTTGGATTTGGATGAGGGGAGAGACCCAAAAGTTTCACAGTTGTATGAGTCAAAGGTTCGTTGGACTGGTGCTGGGCCCAAAAGGCAAACTTTGGTGGAGTTAATTAATTCGATGGTTCAGCGTAATCTGGATGTGCCTAAGTTGGCGGCTAACTTGGATTATGATGCTTTATATCGAATTGTGATTGATGCCATAGGGGAGACTTTATTCAAGCCGGGGTGGAAAGAGTTGTTAGCTGAGTATAAACGAAATCCAATTAGGGCAGATTTTCGGAATATTGCAGATTGGGTGTTGCGTCTCGATGATAAAAAACGTGCAATGGTGGAAAGGTCAGAAATTGTAGCAATTGAAGAAGTCGATTCAGGCAGATTTCGAGTCATAGTGAAACCTACGTTGAAACCTAAACACACAGGGGGTTCGTATAAGCCTTCCCAAACAGTGGTGTTTAATTGGACGGACACAAATATGGCTTTTACTGGGGCTTGGAACGAGTTACATAGGCGATTTACTTCGTTGTTTAAGGACAATGTGAGAATGGGAACTCGAAAAAGTCCTAAAGATGTGGAAGAGTGGATGCGAGTCTTTTCGAAGTCAGATGAAAAGTATGAGGAAATGGATATATCTCAGTTCGATAAGTCCGAAGGTGAAAATTGTATGAAGGGTATAGAGAAACCTTTGGTGTTGGACTTGGGTTTAGATCCTGAACTTCATGAGTTGTGGTATGCTCCCGGAGAAGAAGCGAGAATTACTTCGATAGCTTTTAATTTTAAAATTTTTCTTGAAGTGCAACGTCGTTCGGGACAGTTGTCGACCTTGTTGGGAAATAGTATTGTTACTGCTGGTGCGGTATGTTTGACAATGAATTTGAAACATGTGCCATTTTATTGGTTTTTTTTTCAAGGGGACGATTCTTTGATTGCGGTTGAAAAGCCTTTATCTTTGCGAGGTGTTAGCGAACGAGCGTCGGTGTTGTTTAATTTAATGATGAAACATGAACAGTACAAGTTTGGTTACTGTTGTTCTAGGTTTGTTATTCGAGTAAAAAATCAAATTTATTGGGTTTATGACCCAATTTTATATGTGGCGAAGATGAGTCGTCCTATTTCAGCTTTGGAACGAAAGAATGTTTTGGACCGCTTGCGGTCTGCTCAGGATACAATAGTACATCTTCAGGATGATACGATCGTTGAGTCTTTGGTGCCTGCAATGTGCGAGCGTTATGGGATGCCTGAAAGTACAGCTCGGTTGGCTGTTTTGGCGGCAAGAAGCCATGTTCACAATGAGCATTCATATAGTTCTATTCATTCGGATAGAAGTGCATGGATGTAGTTCAATTGTTGGTTATATTGTAGTAACTTGAAGTGATATCAAGTGTTTTTAGGTGGAATTAAGGTAAGTGTGTTTGTTTCTTTTATGAAAATTTGCG